CTGCGCATACTCCTCCCACTCCTGCTGCCACCGCTGGAAAAAGCGCGCCACCCGCTCGTTGTGGTGCCGGAACGCCCACACCCCGCCATTGATCTGCAGCGCGTGTAGGGTCCTGATCTCCTGTTGGATCTGTGCCAGTTCCCGCTTATTGTTTCGCCGCTCGAACGAATGCATTGTGTCCATCAGGTGCGGGTCCTTACAGATCACGAATTCCCAACCCACCTCGATCCACTCGAAGAATCGGTAGATCGGCGCCACGACTTCCGTATCCGCATCGAGGTAGAGGACGGCCTTCCACTCTGCCGGGCTCAGCTCGTAGGCCTTCAACTTCGCCCGCCGCCCCCCCACGTCGCTGTCCGGCTGCCGCACGAACACGTCTTCGCCTCCCAGCTTCGTCGCCCCGCACACGCACACCGGAATGTCCGGCATGTGCTTCCTGATCGAGGCCAGCAGCCGCTTCGCGCTCTTCCGCGATGGGCCCCCGAACGCCACCACGTAAATCCCTCGCGTGCTCCCCGTGCCCCGCGCCACCGGCTTTACCACCTTGATGGCCGGCACTCGTTGCGTGCCCCGCATAGCCTCCCCCTCCACAATCCCGGCGTCCACCTGCTCCTCTCCCAGGAGGATGGACAACATCCCGGCGTGCGCCTCGCACCACCCCGCCACGCTGTACGGCTCCGTGACGGCGCGCAGGGCCTCCCGGTCGAACGTTTCCGAAACTGCCGCCCCCAGAGCGGCTACCAGGCCCTTGGCGCTGCCCCGCTCGTAGCGGTGGATCCCGGGCACATCTGGCAATTCATCCAGGATGCCCACACCTCGCGGGAGCACCACCCGCACCCCGCACGCCAGCGCCTCCAGCACCGGCATCGGCCCCCCCTCCACCCGGCTGGGGCACACGAACACGTCCAACCCCTGAAAAAACGCCGGCATCTCAGCCCACGTATACCGCTTCATCGGCACCGGCCAGCCCCGCCCTGAGGCGCACCACTCCACGCTCCGCCCGATCTTCGACCCCAGCACCGCCGTGACCAGGTCCTCACCCTTTCTATGGTTTCGGTACGTGTAACCCGAAAATCCGACGATCGGTCGCTTGTGCTTCTGTGCGCTCACAATCACGAAACGATCCCGCTCGAGCGGGAGAGGCGGCTGAATCGTCGGCCCGAACTTACTCAGCGGCTCCGCGTACAACCGGCACATCGCCACCCGCAACTGGACCCGCTTGGCCACAGCATCCCACAGCCTGGCCTTATCGTTGCCGGGCGGCTCCTCCTCCCGGTGCGTAAACATCGCCGCGACCGGCACGCTCGGCCACGGCTTACACATCTGAGACTCAAAGTACCCCGATAGGTACACCACGTCCGCGTGCGAATCGGGCGCTGGGGTCAACGTCCAGCCGTTACGGTCGCGTAGATACCGCGCGAAGCGCGGGATCACGCGGTCATCGTTGAGATTCCGGCACACGACGTTGACCCGCAGCGCCATTCCAACTCCCTACGCCAACTCGGCCTGGACGAACGCTGAGGGGCGGATCAGCCCGAAGGCGGCCCGCATCTCGGCCAGGATCGCCACCATGTTCCTGATGAACCAATCGTCGTGGCTATCCGTCGCCGTGATCGTCGCCTGCTCCCGGTCCCACAGGACCGCCTTCCGCCAGTTCGCCAGCCAGGCCGATCCCGCCGCCACGTGGAACGATTGCACCACCGGCGCGCCCCACAGCCGGGGTGTACCCTGCGCCAGCGGCCCACCCCAGTAGTAGCGGCCCTGCAGGTCCTGCAGGAGGTCTACCGTCTCCCAGTCCGTTGGCGAGAACACCCACGCGGTCGGCACCTGCCGGCCGGTCACCAGCAGCGTCGTCAGCGCCTGCCGGGTCGTCGTCAAGATGTCCACATTGAAGGCCTGGGTCAAGGTTCCCGGCTGGTTCGCCAGCCCCAGGAAGTTCTCCCCGACCCCGTTCCCATTGAACAGTTGGTCTTCCAGGGCATCCACCAGGTCCTCGCGCAACTCCTGATCAATCAGGCCGCGGATCTGCGCCGCATCGGCCAGTGCCCGCTTCGTCGCCCCCACGTACACCGCGATCGTCTTGACGATCTCCGCCACGCGCTCGAACGCCATCGCGCCCTGGGGTTTCTCGCCGGTGATCTCACCGGTCGCGCCCGAGGGGTATTTGACGTTTGCCTCCGCCACCGGCGCGGCCTGCGTCACCTGCGCCGTCTGCCTCACGAACTCCACCGTATCGGAGCCCGTCTGCCGCACGTTGATCAGGTCGCGCAGCACCGTCAGGTACCGCCCGATCGGCTCATAGATCCCCGTCTGCTCAGGCACGATAAACGCGCCTGCGCTCGTGTCGTCCAGCCCAGTGATCAGTTCCTTCCGGCCCCACAGGCCGAAATCTTTGACCATCACCGCCGGCGACATCCCCAGCTGGCCGATAGAGAACTGGCCGCTTGGCGCGACCTGCTTGTACCACGCCTGCCAGGTCGCATCGCCCAGGAACCGCTCGCCCAGCGTCCCCTTGGCCCGCTGCGGCTGCGGCTGGGTCCGCGTCTCCTGCTGCTGCATCCCGCTCAGCAGTTGGCCCAGCGCCGCTTTCAGGTCGGCGTCCCTGCGGTCCGTCTTCATCTCATCCCGGACCTGCATCGCCTCGCCCATGAACTTCGTGACCTGGGCGTGCTCCTCATCCGTCAGATTGCGGTCCTTCGCCCCGTCCAGAATGGCCTGCGCCTGTTGCAGCAGGCCGAGCATCTGTGCTTGCTTGTCCATCTTCATACCTCCTGTGTAAATCGTAGAATATCCAACTGAACCTGTACATCGCGCGGCGCCCATCCGCTCGGCTTACCGTCCCCGGCCTCGCCTTCGTGATCGCCACCCTCATCGTATGCAGCGCACTTCTCCGTACCACGCTGCTTACCATGCTCCTTCACCCATGCTTGCGCTTCCTCGACCGTCCAGTGCTCCTTATCGAACAGATATGATTGGACAGTCGTCTTCGTCTCCCCCTTCAGCTTGCCAATGACCGCATTGATATAGTCGTTGGCTGAAATCGTGATCGTGCGGAAAGAATCCGGTTGGAAGTCTTCCGGGTCGCGCACGCGGATGCGAATCGTATCCTCCGTCACGTCCACCGGCTTGGCCCCCTTGATCGCCACCGTGTGCGTGGCGATCCCCGCGCCCTGGGTCACCGGCGCCACGCCAATTACCTGCAGCCGTTTCAGGAATCGCACCGCCGTCCCCTCGAACACCCCCGGCTCAGCCTCCAGGATGCGGAATGTATAGGACCACTCCTGCATGTCAGCCAGGCTCTTGACCACCGCGTAATGCTCCCGGCCCGCCTCAGTATCCAGGAAGAAGCGGGCATTCACGATCGCCTGCTCCCCCTCCTCCTTGATCATCCCCTTGCCGATTGGAGGAACCTCATAATTGTGATTCCACTGCTCCACAAGGACCCGCTGCTCTCCAAACGCCCCAGGCAGCGTCACGTCCTCGTCATAGTCCACCACGTTCAATGTGGCGAATACCGCCGAAAACTCGCCCTGCTCCCCACCCGCCTTAATCTCGATCGGTGCCCGATACGTCTTCGTTTCCATCGCCTTTACCTCCCAGACTCCCTACAATAGAACCCTGCAAAATTGCTCAAAAACCGTGTGGATCGCCGCTGATCAGCTCCCGGCCAGCACCCATCCCCCATCCCCCGCACATTACAAATTGCGCCTTTTTCTTCCGAATCGTGTATTTCCCCATCCGTGGTTTACCTCCCGAACTCCACCGAACATTGACAGTTCGCGTTATTCTCCGCCCCACCTGCCGGGTCTCCCGGCCACCTCATCCCGTTACTGAACCGCTCCCGAATTCCTACCTTCTCCCCATTCATCTGCAGGTGCGCGTCCCGGGGATCGCTGCTGTTCACCCGCCAGCGCTTCCATTGCACCCCGCCCGCCTGTGCCGCCTCAGTCGCCCCAAAGTTGGCCGCCGTAGTAACCGCCGAGCTCGCCTGGCGCAACGCCCACACCGTGATCGCCGTCAAGAACAAACCCTTGACCGCCTCCCGCACCTCTGGGGCCCTCAATGCCTGCTCCAACTGATCCCGCGTCTGCCCGTTAATGTACACGGCCTGAACACGGCTGTGCTCTTGCAGCCACGGCAGCATCCGCTCGTCCGAGACCTCCACCCCCAGCACCGCCGCGAACTCCCCGGCCCACGCCCCCGCCGTCAGCGCATTCAGCCGTAGCAGGTCCTCGCCCAACTCCCGATCCCACCGCTCCTCATCCCACCATATCCCGCCAATGTCCGCTTTGCCTGGCTCCTCCGGAATGCGGCTCATAATCGCCGCCTCCTGCCTCCGATAGTGGCGGCTCAGCACTTCCACCCACTTCTTCTCATGCTGCGCGCGTACCTCTGGCCGGTGCGTATCCAGCGCCCCCCGCGCCTTCACCTCTCCCGCTGCCAGCGCCTTTGGAGGAGCACTATCACGCGGCGAGGCCTGGCCCCCCACCAGCACATTCAGCGGCGTCACCAGCGCGTTCGCATCCCCGCCCATCGCCGGCAGATTCAGCCGCGCCCGCGCCTCATCGGCCGTCATCCACGGCCGTCCCACCGCTGCCTGCAGTGCCGTCACCTGGTCCTCGAATGCCCCCGCCAATTTCTCAGCGATATTGAACTCACAGTACACGCCCTCGACGTCGTCAAATTCCGGCATCAGTTGTAGTTCGATGTCCTGCTCGATCATCGCCAGCCAGGGCCCCAACGAATCCTGATATAAGTTCTTGTGCTGCTCCTTAATGTTGCTGAAGGTCGCATTATCGAGGATCCCGACCATCGGGAGAGGTATGTGATACGCCCTGGCGCATTCCTCCCGCGTCAGCTTCCTCCCCGCCAGGTACTCGCTCTCCTGCGGATTGAACGCCCCCGCCCGCCACGTCATCCCCTCCTCCAGGATCGCCGTCTTACCCGAATTGTCCCCGCCGGCATAGAGGGCCTCGAACTCCTGCTTGAACCGCGCCCGCGCTTGCTCGCTCCATTCCGGCGCTGCCGCTGGCCGCTCGATCACCCCCCCCATCCGCGCCGCATTCTGCCAGAAATGCTCCCGATAGTCCCCCGCCGCCGCCTCCTCCGCCAGCACCCGCCTCAGCGTCTCCAGCGGCGACAATCCCGTAATGGAACTCTCAGGATTGTACCCGCGCAGGTGCACAATGTCCCCTGGCGATACCTTGATCACCCCCCCGCCTACATTGACCTCATACCCGGTGGGCACCAGACTGCCGGTGATCATCACGTAGATTGGCGGAATCCGCAACAGCCCCGCCGGCGCACCCTCGATGCGGACCTTGAGCCAGAATGCATTAAAGTAGATCCCCAGGTCACTCACCAACGCCTCGATCAGCCGGTACCTGGTGATCTTATACTCATTCGGCAGCGGCCGTCCCAGCACCACCGCCAGCGGATGATCCGTCAATCGCACCCGGTCCGTATCCGAAACGCGCCGGAACACGTGCAACCCCAACTGCGCGATATTCCGCGCCAAGAAATCCACGCACGTTCTCACGTTTGGCTGGAGGCGATACATCGTGGCATAGTCGTAGGTGTATTGATCGTACATCAGCAGCGACCCATAGGCCGTCAGCGGCCACCACCCTGACGGCATATCCACCAGCGACGTCACACTTTGCACGACTGGCATCAGCCCACCACCTGAATAAAGTTCACATTGTCTGCAGGGATCACCAACTCCCCAGCCATCGGCACCACCTCGCCCTTCCCCCGCAGCATCTCGGCATTCCGCAGCACTAGGTATCCCCACCGCCGCCGCCACAGCACCCCGCGAAACGACTCATCCCGCGCCCGCGTATTCACGATCACCTGATGCAAAACCGGATAGCGGTAAAAGAGATTCATCGCTTCGGAGCATCTCTCCGCGCAACCGGCACCGCTTGCGGGCCACCGGCCTGCGCATCACTGTCCTGCGTCAACCGCTGCTCATCGAACCACAGCCCGTCGTGTAGCGTGCCATCTGGCTTCAGTCCGGCTGGCTCAAGTAGGACGCGCACACACCCGTACAGATATTCTGTTCGCGCCGTCGCAATGCCACTGAATCCACTGAGTGAATCAACAGCCTTCTCACCTAGTTTGATAGCCATTTTTTGCCCTCCGTCTGAAAGCGGTAGTAGACTTCTACTTTACCGGTAGACTTCTACTTTACCGGTAGACTTCTACTTTACCGGTCACCTGATCTCCATCTCACGCTACACTCACGCTACACTCGCGCTACATTCGCGCTACACTCGCGCTCCTAAACTTTTCGAGCGCGATCGCCACCGCTACCTTGAAATCCCTGCTATTCATCCGATGGGTATATAGCTCGAATAGTTCAGTAAATCTCGCAGACCAACAATAACTTCTATGACACTTCTTACACACCCAAGCCACGTCGAGCACCTTATTGGCATCGTATGAATAATGATGAGCGATCAGCACCTCCGGCCACTCCACATGCTGACCGCAAATCAAGCACAGCGTGGGCCTCACGAGGGCTCCATATCTTAACGCGACAGCGACAGCCCAATGGGCACGCCTGGCATATCGTTTCCTCCGAGCCAACCACATGTCATATTCTTTATCAGTAGGAACATAAATATTCATTCACTTCCCCGCCCGAATCCTGGCTGCCCGCGCCTCCAGGTCTGCCGCCTCGGCGAGCAACTTCGCAGCGCGGACCGGGTCCCGCATCCGCTTCGCCTGCGCCCGCTTGGCCACCACCTTCCGCAGCAGCGCGGCCACCCGCCTCAACCTCTCCGCGTCCTTCGCTGCATTCCGCTCCATCAACGCAGCCATCCGTTCCTGGCTCCTCTCATCGCTCATCACACCGCCTCCAATCCCTAACCGGGAGGGTGATTCGTTGCCAGGTCCACGTACCACCGGACCGTCTTCTTGGTCTCACTGTCCACGCATCGCACCAGCACGCGATTAAACAGACAGCCTATGAGTGTGTTCAGTAAGCCCAACCAACTCAGACCTCGCAAATAACATCTTGCGCATCTCATCACACTGCCTCCAGTCCCCGCTCCTCATATACCGACCGCTTCGGCGGCTCGTGCCGCAGCGCCCGGTCCAACGCCATCACCAGCGCCACCATCCCGTCAATCTTCTCCGTGCTCTTTTCCTTGTCCGGCTTAATGTTCCCTGCCGGGTCCGTCCTCACCACTAGGTTGTTCGCCATCCACGTCAGCACCGGATTGTTCCCGTGCTGCAGCTTATGTTCTAGGATCAGCCGTTCCAACTCGCGCATGGGCGGATTCATACTCACGTACCCCTGGCCGAACTGTACCAGCCAGTCCTCCCCCCCGCGCTCCATAAGTTCCGTCTGGATTTTGGTCGCGCCCCACCGGTCGAACGCCAGTTCCTGGATGTCGTATGCCTGCAAATCATCGTCTACCTGCTGCAGAATCCAGGCATAATCAATCACGTTCCCCGGCGTCGCTGTGATGAATCCCTGCCTGACCCACACATCGTATGGCACCCGGTCCCGGTGCGACCGCTCGATCATCGCCTCCTCTGGAATCCAGAACCGCGCCAGCGCCTGGTAGTCATCCCCATCGCCCTGGGGCGGGAACACCAGCACGAATGCTGAGACGTCCACATTGCTCGACAGGTCGAGGCCCCCGTAACAGGACCGCCCCCGCAGCCCCTCCGCGTCCACTGCCTGCCCGCAAGCCTGCCAATGCTGCAACGAGATCCACTTCGTCTCCGCTTGCGTCCACATGCTCAGCTCGAGCCGCTGGAATGCATTGAGCGCGCTGGGCATCTCCCTGGCCCTGGCCGCCTTGCGCCGCATGTCGTCCTGCTTCTTGCTGATCCCCAGGTTGGGATTCGCCTTGACCCACGCTCCCTCATCCTCCCAATCGTCCCCCTCATCGAGCGTGTAAATGATCCCGAACCACGAATCATCCTCAATGACCCCATCGAGCACCTTCTGCGTGTACTCGTGCTGTTGCCAGCACAGCGTCTCCCGGTCATACCCCGCCGTCGTGATCGCAAACATCAGCGGCTGGCGCCGGCTACCTGTCGCCGTTTCGATTGTGTCCCACACCTCGCGCGTCTTGTGGGCGTGGACCTCATCCACCAAGGCCCCGTGCACATTCAACCCGTCCATCGTATCCGCATCCGCGCCCAATGGCTCAAATTTCGACGCCGTATCCCCAATATGGATATTGTCCCGGTACACCGTCACCCCGCGCCGCACGGCCGGCGACGACTTGACCATTCGCGTGGCCTCCGAATGCGACAACCGCGCCTGGTCCCGCTTCGTCGCGACGCTATAGACCTCCGCGCCCGGCTCCCCATCCGCCAGCATCAGATACAGGCCCAGCCCCGCCGCCAGCGTCGTCTTCCCGTTCTTGCGCCCACACTCCAGATAGGATGTCCGAAACCGGCGCGTTCCGTCTGCCCGCCGCCACCCGAACAGCGACGCGATCACGAACTGCTGCCACGGCTCCAGATGCAGAGGACGTCCGGCCCACTCGCCTTTGGAATGTTTCAGCAGCGAGAAAAAGGCAATCGCCTGGCGCGCCGCTTGCTCATCAAACCTCAATCCGCGCCCGGGCCCCGACTCCACATCGCGCAGGTGCCGCTCGCACGCCAGCCTCACCCACCGGCAAGCTGCGATCTTGCCCGAAACCACGTTGTCAATGTACTGCTGATACGTGAAGTCAATCGTGCTCATCACGCTCGTCCGTCACGCTCATCTGAAACAGCATCTCAGCGAGCGATGGTTCCTCCGCTTCCACCGCCACCTTCAGCCGTGAACGCTCCGCCGGCGTCAGCCCGAACTCGCTGAGCATCTTCCGCATCTGTCCCCAGGCCCTGTTTGCCACGCCCAGCCACGGGTTCTGGTACAGCCCCCCATTCTCACCCTCTAGGACCGGCCCCCCCGAACGCATCACTGCCCGCTCTGCCTCGATCCATCGGCCCGCCGCGACGCAAAACATCGCCAGCGCATACCGATCCACCGCCGTGAGCAGGCCCGCCTGGAGCAGCAGGTGACCCAGGTCGCGCCACACGCCCTCCGCCTCCCGCCCCAGCCAGGTCGGTGGTCTCGGCGTGTACCTCGGCACCGGGAAATGCGGCTCGGCCAGGTTGACCGGCCGGTGGCCAGGATTGCCCGCGAGGACCTTTATAGGGGTCGGCTTGGGCTTCCTACCCTGCACCCCCCCCCCTATGCAATTTCGCGGGTGGTTGCCTGAGGTA